ATAATTCCCACCCCAAAATCTACTGATGAATTCTGCATGACACCATCAATAAAATTCAATATATTATTTGGAATAGCAGTTTGCACACTCAGATCAAACTCTGTCGTTACATCGTCTCCTAGGGACACGGCAACAGATGTCGTGGCATTAATAAGCTCTGTTGATATGCAAGCTAAAATCTGTGCTCCGGCAGCAGGTGGATTAATAAATCTGATAATATCTCCAGACACCGAAGCCACAATTATATAATCAAAATTAAGAACCTGAAGAACAGTATCAATAGTTACAACTGTTGCTGGACTTAATGGGCTATCCTGGGTTGCAAAGTCCGTTTTTATTCCATCACCAACAAACTCAAGACAGAACAACGGGCATGAAAGGCCAGGAATGCCAGGCAGCCTGCGTCTTCGAAGACTATCACGGGACTCGTTACATTCGAGTAATACAACTGTGTCATTAACTACAGTACCGGTCTCGGGATCAATAACAGGATCACTATTGACAAAGAAAAAGTCGTTCTCTCTGGCGGATTCGAAAAACAACCCAAACCCACGATCTGTAACTCTCCATTTGTCTTCCTCAATTCCTCCGGGAACAAATTCGAGCATGATCATCCAAGAAGCGTCTAAGCCGGCTCCGGTCATGTCGCCTTGATTGATTAAACTAAACGGACTCGTTTTGTCTAAGTTATCGAAAGTAACAATTTGATAAGACTCGGTGTCTTGGTCGAAGGATAACCCAACGTCTAACTTAAGTTCTAATTGCTCCTCTAAGGCGAATTGTTCAGACCCGTTTATGGTATCGCGGAACGCTGGGACAACAGAAACTACTTTAGAGTCATCAGGGATAATCCTACCAAGAATAATACCATCTGATGCTGTACCATCACCAATAATACGGTCTACGAAAACCAGGGTTCCTCCTGGTGAGTCTAATCTTATAACAGCATTGGTGTCCACGAATACCAAATCACCACTAGCAGTGTCACCGACAGCAACAGGTGTACCGTTGTCAGTGATGTTACCTCGCGATTGACCAGCAATAATAGATGTCTGTGCCCATCGTAGTTCTGGTATAGCGGGGAAAAACTTTTCAGGGTATTTGTTAAAATAGAGTAAGGTTTTATCAGCCTTCTTAAGTAAGGGCTTGACTATTTGATCAACAAGTTCTTCGACCGTAAGGAGTTGTATATCAGCAGTGACTAGTTGAACAGCTATGGTGTCCTCTTGAAACAATCGACCGTCTTCGGCAACAATTTTTAAGTTTTGATATAACCCAGTAGGATCATTAAGTTTGGCGAAACGTGAGTGACCAGCAAAAGTTCGGTTCACTGTTTTAACTTTACGAATGGCATTGTCTTTCAAGAAGAAACTATTATAGTCCCGCCCGGTAATCATACGATTCTGTGTATAAAATACACGGTTGGCTCTGGTTCTAATATCGAAATTGGATTCAGAAGATGCGGCGTTGGTAATTGTTTCCTTCAGAGCGAACGTGATAGTAAGGAAAAACACTTCCCCGTTTACAACATAAGGCAATGTGAATGTCTGATTGCTAATGTCGGCCGGTTGGATAAGTTGTGGTTGTGGATTTGCGGTTCGATACCAGAAACGGAAACGGCCTACTGGTATGGCACCGAATTTACCATCACCAAATCTAACCCTAACACGGTCATTTACAAGAGTGTCAAGTTCAAAAACTCTTTCGTTGTTTTCTTCCTGTACATTAAAAGTTACACTCTCACCAAAGACAGTATCAACCTGTTCCCAGTTGGCAATAACATTTCCCTGCGCATCTAATTCTTGAACAAAGAAGTCATCACGGTTAATGTTTTGTGCATTTATCTCGACCGTCCTTATAGGGATAGCCTCGTCAAACTGTTCGTCTTGAAAAGATAATGAGCCTTGTTTTATGGGAAGGAAGAATCCAGACCCAATCGAACTCAAACCCCGACCATCCTGTCTAAAGAAAGCAGCAAAGGCATTATCCGGATTGGGTGACAGTTCTTCAAACACACCCGTGGTATCATTAAGACGCGAGTTTGCTATATCAAAGGGTAATGATACTCCATTAACACTTGTATTAAACGGAAAGGTACCCGATGTTGGTGCTGCCGTATTAAACACATACTCTTCAACTTTACTTTGTCCTTCAGTGAACCTAGCTACCGGTCTACCAAACTGGGCACGTGTTGTGAAAGCTGAATTGAGAATTAGGATGAATTGCTCGAAAAAATCTTCATTCTTTGGATCGCTCCAAATGACTTCTCTATCTTGGAGTGCAGTATTGTTTGAATCGAATAACGCTTGATTAGTCCGAATCCGTTCGATCCTAACTTGTCCTGTGGCACTGCGTACTCTATTAACCTTGTAAGAAATATTCTGCGCTAATTTTATAAGCGAATCCCGACGTTCTGCCGTGGCTAAAAAGTTCTCTCTTGTATTGAGGTCTATACGAAATGCTATGTTTTGTGAAAGCCAGGCCAGAACCTCAACCTTCATGATAAATTCGGATGATGAGATCCAGTCGTTGAACTCTTCTGGAAAATTGTCACGAAGATGGTTTACTAGAGCAGCAACCAAATTATCGAAATCATATGCACGGAAATCTACATTCTGAATCGCCTCGTAAATTCTGATCCAATCTTCACTGACGAATAGGGTATTTTGTCTGGCGAGGGCGGTCATTATATATTTCCTTCAAAGGTCACGGTGAATGAGTCATTCATATCAAATTCAACAAATTGCAGGGTCATATCTATTTGTATACTATTCTCTTCAGGAGTAAAATTGACAACCATATCTATCAGATCGACTCTTGGATCTTCATTAATAATGCGCTGAGCATCTGCTGTTATTAATGTCTCTGTCCTAGAATCGATGGGTTCGAATAGGAGATCATGGATAATGGACCCCTCATTGGGACGCCCGACTCTCTCACCGAGGCGAGTGTCGAATTTATTGGCCAAATCGGCCTTTACCAGGTCTATATTAAACACCCTGGTATCTATGCCAGTTCTAGCTTTAGATGAAAATCCACGGTATAGGGGGGCAATCATTCGCCTTGAAATCCTCTTTGCCGAGACACATATATCTCTGTTACACCAAATTCGTAATATTTCAAGATTATTTACTATCGATTTTGCTTAGGAAACTATAAACACCATTAAGGAGGAGAAATGAAGGAGCGCGAAACCATGGGCCTAACGGCTAGGGATTTCGTCAAATCGCATCGGGTGTTGCTCACTGAAGAGCAAGAGATAGCCCTTTTCAAGAATTGGCAGAAAACCAAAGATAACAAATACCTTACCAAAATAGTCATAAGTTACTCTCCTATTATTCTCAAGACGATAAAGGAGCTATCCGGATATCGTATGGACCCAGAGGAACTCACCTCTGAGGGCCTTGTGGCTCTCATAGAGGCTGCCCGGCGATATGATCTGAGCAGGGGCCTCCGCTTTTCAACCTATGCTAAGACTTGGGTTAAAGGCGTCATGTATGGCTTCATAACTAAGAACTTTTTCCTTGTTCACGTGTGCACTAGTCACACGAAGAAGAAGCTCTTCTTCGCCCTTAGAAAGCTCATTGCGAAAGAGATGAAGAAGAGTGGTAATTTCACATTAACCGGTAAAATAGCAACTGGGCTGGCAGAAGATTACGGCACGACCGTGACTGAAATACAGTGTATGTACGACATGTTTCGTAAACCACATGATTCGCTTTCTGAAACCGTAGGTAAAACAGAAGACACCGATATCACCAAAGGTGATACGTTGGCGGCCAAAACCCCAATGGTGGAAGAAGAGATCATTATTAACGAAACCATTGAGTTTCAGAAACGTCTCATTACTGATGTAATGAACAAAGTCTTGACGCCTAGAGAAAGAAGGATCTTTATCACGCAGAAACTTCGTGAGAAGGGTGAGACCATGACACTGGAAAAACTCGGTAAAAGATTCAAGATATCCAAAGAGCGCGTTCGCCAAATCAGAAATGAAGCGCATGAAAAGGTGGAAGAGGAACTAAGGAACCAAGTCGGGCATATGAGTATCGACCCCACCGACTTGTTCGTTTAAGCTACAGCGAAAAACTGTTCTAGTTCGTCTCGGCGTCGAGCTACTAAACCTGTATTCACGGCCTTTGGAGGGGGAGGTTGTGGATTGTTCGATTGGACAAACAACATCCATTGATTGGGTACATTCTGGAAGTTACCACCATTCAGCTGTTTGAGCATTTGGCTATTAGCGAATGCTGTCACACCAACATTATAACTAAAAGATACCATCGCATCGAATTGTCCTTGGGTGATGTCCGTCGTAACATTATCTTTTATACCCTGTTCGAATTTCTGCAAATCTAAAGCGAAGATACGATTAGCTTCGGTTTCACTGATTCGTAGATCGCCTTGTGTCCTTCTGAGTCTTTTTAATTCGGCCTTATCTACTACACCCTGGAACTTATCTCCGGTGATAGTATCGCCTTCGATGATGTTATGTCCGTAACCAATAGCAAATTTAACGCCGGCATCAAGATAGGCTTTTATAGAAAGAGCTTCGAATCTTTGGATGAAATTTATCATTCTTTGTGATGTAGTATAAGTTGATGCCGGATTGAGTGCACCAGCGGGAATAGGTTGTTGTGTGAATGAGGGTTCCTCGGCCAGCGAATTAGTTTGATAACTGTTGGGCACAAATACGGCTTGAACTCCATTTACCAATCCAATAACCAGTAATGGTTTATCAGAATCTGACCTTGACGATCCTCTCATATTAACGGATGCTGCGGATTCATCGGCGAAAGCACGAAACCCACGAGTATTACCACAACGACCAGTCCATGGTTGGTGTTGAGGGACTGTTGACGCTAATGCCTCAAGATCAACTTCAGGCTCACGGCATATTGCTATCTCTTCGGGGGTAGGAATCCGAGGGACTTGAATGAGATCAAAAAAATCGGGCTCTGTTGCTTCAACGCCCGGAGACCCGGCTCCGCTGTTCATGAATATTTGAGCCGCTTGCTCCCGATACACGCCAACTGCCGTGACTGCAAAGTTTCCACCTGCTTCTTCTTTGATTTCATTAGAGGCGAGTAAACTAACATTCCTGGCTGCCTGAAGATTTATATCTCCTAATGCTTTTATTTCAAAATCAGACGAAGTCAAACGATATTCAGTTGCGGCAGTAAGATCGAATGCGCCATCTACGTTCTGTTTATAATCTCCCTGGACATTCACATTCATATTCCCACGCGCCTCGATGTTTATATTTCTACCCGCAGTTAAATTAATGTCCTCTTCGAAATGGAAGGATGCTGAGCCTTTACCATAGACATTCACGGTACCCTCATCGGAAAGCTCTATCCATACATTACCTTTTGCAGTTGAGATATAAATGTATGGCTCATTACACGAGTCATTGAAGTAAATCTGAGAGCCAGCCGACGTTCGAATACGGATACTTTGACAATCTGGGTGATCATCAAACACTAATTGATGCCCCGTAGTGTTCACATCAGCAAAGGTACTAAGTCCGCCAGCTACAGGACTAGACACAGAAAATCTTTTACCTCGTTGGATAGCTTCCATTGTGGCGGGGTCTAGATTGTTAAGATTATCCTTCTCACTATCGAAAGACCATCCTGAAGATTTGAAACCCATGACATATGACGGGCTCTCCCGTCTCGCGCTTGAGCTTCCAGCACCTCTTAATGGATCGCATAGAAGACCTGCCTCGCGTAAGTTGAAAGCAAAATTGGTCGCTGCTAAAGGACTTTCTGTCTCTACTTCAATTCCACCAGCTCTCGTCGAATCCGTCGTTCCATCTGCATTTTGCTTGCGGGGGGTTAGACTACGTGCTTTATCGAGTGCTGGAATAGCAGCTTCAGCCGGCGCAGCATTTTTGAGTCCAACAGTAGTAGCGTGTTCTGATTTATCAGTAAAATCTGCCGGTGGTCTACCAGGCGAGCCTGGGACCATGAAATTTCTTGAGAATTTTGGTATACATCCTGTCCAGAATGCTTTTGCGATATCACCACCTGCAAACAACACACCTACATGATCGCCATTCCTAGGTTGGGACCACCATCCATAAGAGACAACGTCGCCAACCTCTGAATTTCGCTTGTCGGTGTCTATGCCTTCTTTCACACGATAGTCATCCGAGCCAAAGAACGGGAACATAGGCATGCATTGTATCCATCCTAAGCGTAGCTCTTGGTCATAATCCAAGTTAGCTGAATCATCACCAGGTCTGTTTCTATCTGGGACTGTTCCTCCATAACTAGGGACGCTTTCATTCTCGAAACGGCTGGCAGACAACCCTGGTATGTATACCCACAATTGCCCCAAACGTTGTTCGTCAAAGTCATCCATAACTATTCCGATATGAAATCCGAGGGCTTGTTCTTGAATGTTAGGCGTACGTCGTTCACCCGACCAATCATCACGGGCCGCACGAGATACACCATGTTCGTATGTAGGGTTCTGCGGCATTTTTAAGTTTCCTCGCCGGTGGTCCTTCCGGGGGCCAAGTTTTGAGATGTTTCCGATCTACTATGGAACTGCTGCTCAACATAATTGAGATGATCTATTTTGCTTCCACTAAGCTTCTGCATGAACTTACCGCCTTCAAACGTACTCTGTACTTTATATATCTCATAAAACCCACCAAAAACATTACGTCCGAAACCAACCGGTGGCCGTTCAGGATTCATAAAGTCATCTTGAGTAGGCTCAAACATCTTAAGGAAGATAACTTTCGAGGCATGTGGTTGAAGTAAGTTAGTACGTAGTTCCTCTTTCTGATCGCCTCGCGATGCATCGAATGATGTTAGTGTGTTCAATGCGATATTGGCATATGGTGAGAGTAACCAAACAGGATCACCCCGAATTTCTAAATCATTCAAGAGGATCAAATCATTCTCGGTGAAATCCTTGAAATAGATCTTGTATTTTTGTCGGCGAGGATCATCTGCTCCGGCATTCGCAGAGCCATAATCATCTTTCGGCAGCTCACCCATACCGCCCGTTAAAGTATTCCATGGATTGTCGCTATCGCTTTGGCCATCACCCACAGCATCATCTCTATTTCTTCCAAAAAGCCTTTCTAACGCGGAGTCAACACGGGGATCGTCATTATTAGTTATTTGCTGAAGTAAAGAATCGTCTGTTAAGTTGGCTGGTCGATTCAACTCATTTTTAACTTTACGTCTGTTTGCAATAGTTGCCGCAGAGTCGGATACTGTCAACCCACCACCAGTTGTCGTATCTTTGCTAGTGTTCATTGCGGTGTAATAGAGCACCTTAAAATTCAAACTTAGATCTTTAACTTCCGTATTCTCAGACGTGTGTATGTAATCGTAAACACGAGTGATCATACCGAGTCTTACCATAGCTTCTACTCGGTTTACTTGAGATTCCGGATCTACTATCCTTGCCGCCTGTTCTCTATTTTCTATAGTTGCCTTCTTATAAGATACATACGGTTCGATAATATATTCCAGCCTAATATTATCATAGTCATTCAGACTTGGGTTTTTGTTTTCATAAATCGTGTTGTAACGAACGGTCCAAAGAATCTTCGGGACTAAAAATGTATCGTTGTTCCTATCCGCGAGGAAACTATCCCGTACAAAAGATAGATCTTCGAGCGCGGCTTGAAGTATATCTGTAATAGTCATGTCTTTTCCGATATGTATAACCCTTTCTCCATTGGGTAGAGCAGATAACAAACCTTTTTCATCAAGGAACTCTTGAGTATAAAATGCCTGCTGCCTTAAAATATCAGGCGCCCAGAATCGGTAAATCCGTTGGATCTGGCTGTTAGATCTAGTCCTCCGTGATTTTGATAGAGCTATTTCGAAATTATCAAGGAATCCACCAAAAGTTTGCGTTCCTTCATTTGCTTTCTTAGAGCCTGTTGCAATATTTTGTGCTTCCAACACAATTTCTTCCGGACGAAAAGATGTGTGTCCTACGGGCGTGAGTCCTAATTCATAGTTGGTGCCTTTGGCCTCAACCTTAGCGTCCATGGTTGTTATGTTTATGAAAAAGGATAAAATATCCTGTTGGGAGGATCTTCGAGGATCGAGACTGATCTTTGGTATCCATTCGCCTGATTCTGTATTGTATCCAGAAAAAAATATATCGAGTCTGTATACAACACGACCCAAATTAATACCATTATATCCTATCCTGTCAGCAAGACGGCGAAGATCTTCTACCAAACGAAAACCATGAGGCTCGATCAAACTTATCTTTCCTAAAATCATTTGTGATTGGCCTGAATTGTTTTTAGAAGGAGAAAATATATTCTCAAGAGTCAGGCTCTTGATGTTGTAATAATGCCTGTTACTAATATCACGCTCAACATTAGCCCCTAGCGTCAAATCTGCATTGCGATTAGCTAATACCGCATCTTCTACGTTAGCAAATATCCTTCCTTCGTTGCGATTTTCAATTGTTGAAACGTTTTGAAATACATCTCCGGTGGACGCTATCGTAACGGCGCCAATCCTCCTATTAAGCTGAAGAATATCTGTGTTATCTCCGTCTATTGCCTGAGGTATTTGCTCTTGTAGTTTAACCAAATCTCTATCAGGCATCATAGAAAGTACAAGATGATATTGTAAATTAACATAATCATTTAGAGCATTGTCAGATATGAATTCGGCAAGATCGCCTCTAGGTTCGATTTGGAAAATTGAGGAATCCGTTCTGGGGAGTCTGCCCGAAGCATCGATGGCCCCACCTGGTATTATTCCACCAGTGTCAGTAAGTGTTGCCTGACGCACTTTTTGTTCCGCTCTTCTTACTGCAAAGGCGCCTAATAACCCAGCTCTGCCTCTAATTTGTTGAGTTTTTGCTTCGTTAGTATTAATATTACTAGCTGCTGGACCACTAAAAATCGCTTCTGCAGCTCGAACCACAGGTTGGATGATAAAACGATCCTTACTGGTTCGGGCGACTTCCCGAAACTGTTGAAATAGGGACTTGGTCTGTGGCACCCCCGGATCAGCGGTGTTGCGTGGATCTTCGGCTTCCCGTATAGTTTTTCTTACAATCGGCTTTGCTGCCATTACACGAGTTCCTCTACAAAGGAAGGATGTGGTACTATGAATTCTACGCCCAGTTTAAGATCAAACACAGGATCTTGTAATCCGTTTCTCACAGGTACAACCCAAAACAAATCTTCCCTTCCATAAAGATCAAACGCCAACAAGTCTGGCCTATTCACATATCTTTCATCGTTGAGAGTGATAGGAGCGTCCAAGCGATGAGGCGGTATAGTGCGATGTACATAGTACGTTAAAAATCTGTTAATGATCTTAGTGAAAAAATACGGGGATTCCTTTACGTATGTTGGAGTATAAACCATTATGAAGTACCCGTATTTCCAAATATACTATCTTCAATCTGCGGAGGTAAAGAATGGAAACTACCACGTCTACGAAGCATGGCGCCACTCCTATAATCAGCGAGACTCCAATTTGTCCAGAATTTGGGTGAGTGCTGCACAACTAAACTGATACCCGAGATTTCAAACTTCATGGGAAGCCAAGTGTACTTGCCAGTAGAATCTCTTTGGAGCTGTAATTCTCTGGCACGATATTCGGTGGAACCAAATTCAGGTATACCGACATAGTCCACATCATTAGGGAAATTCCAATCTGCTTTCTCTAAAAGAACAGGCACCCTATGGAACGCGTAATTACCATAAGCCGAGAACCACATAGGCGACGGTGGTCTACCAGTACGGCCGCGACCAAAATCCATCTGGCTGTAAGTCCGAAAGAAATGAAGTGCTGCCATAGCATACACTGCATTGTCAAATGTGTCACAAGTCCAAACAGCGTTTGATATATTGAGCCGTACATTATCTGTACCGCGATATACATGGAATGCCTCATTGGTGTGAGTGAGTTCCACGGCATCATATTTCACACTTATATTTTCTGTGATCGTAGGATTATATGGGAAGACTAAACCATTGGTTTCCACAATGGGGGCCAATGGATGAAGATCTCGTGGGGTAGCCTGTTGATTCTCTGTTGTAGCTGAAAGACTATCATTCGGAAAATCCTTCTTTAAATTCCTAGCAACCCCTTCACCTCCTGGTGTGTCGATCTCCCTCGAAGCAATTTTACGTAGCCTATCAATTCGTTGCTCTTCTTGAATACTTGTTGCTGCTCCACTGGTCGTAGAAATGCCTAAACGCATGAGGTCAAACGTGATCAATCGAGCGGCGACATGCTCGAATGCAAAGGTGGGTTGATTGTTCTGATTTCTATCGTCGGCCATGTCTGTTTCCCAGTTTGAGGTATTTACGCGTGGAATTCCTTGACTTTCAACAGGAAACCTACATATTCCTCATATGGGTAAAATTTTGTCAAGAAAAATAATAATCACCCAAAGGGGCCTAAATGGCTATCAAGAAGAAAAAGAAGAGCACCAACTATCTCAATAACGCTAGTCTTATAGAAGAAATAATGATGAGTAAGGATGTCCAATTGGAGAATTCCAAATGGACACCGGCCCAATGCATGACGCCTAAATTGGTTGGCATGCTACAGATGCTAGTAGACCGATACTCCCAGAAGAGCAATTGGCGTGGGTACACCTACATCGACGACATGAGAAGTGAAGCTATCGTGTCTTTGATGCAAAACGCATTGAAATTCAACCCAGAGAAAAGCCAAAACCCATTTGGTTATTATACCCAGATTGTGACTCACTCGTTCTTAACCTTCCTCGATAAGGAGAAGAAGGTACGCCGTATTAAAGATACTATACTGGAGCAACAGGGTTTCACCCCGTCTCATGCCCGACAGTTAGAGAATGACATGCAACAGCAGCATGACAGAGCTATGGCGCAAATTGAGCGATTGCCCCAACTAACTGACGCCGAAATTAAGGAGATGAGTAAGAAACCAAAAGACCCCGAGGCGTCTAAACCAAAGCGCAAGAAACGCGTGATGAAGAGGAAAAAAATAACATGAAAAAGCTAATCACCCTTTTATCAACCATCGCCCTACTAACGTTGCCTATACTAATACTTGCCGCCGAGTTTGAAGACAAGGTTTTAGAGATCTACAAAACTGAATTCAATCAATACTCGCCCGTGACATGCGATGGTACGAATTCAAAAGGCTACATTTATGAGGGCCAGCTAAACGATTCAACGTATAAGGTCTTTCGGCTGATCATGTGGAACAAGGTAGAATTCCTCATGGTTATGGATTCGATGGCAAAAGAGTACTTCTATATTGTATCTGGTATAAATTTTGAGACTCACCACGCCGACTGGGATGCTCAGTTGTTAGACGCGAGTCCAGGGTTCTTCAACCTTCTACACAATAAACCGCACGACTGTAAGTCCTAATTGACTTTCTGTCTGAAAGTAACCATATGGGCATCATAGATGCCCGTATTGTCTACAACTATAATGTCCGTGTTGTCCACAATTCGTGCTTGGTCTAAACCGCCGTATTTCAAACGGACAGTTAGGCTCTTTTCGCTCGAACGTATCCATCGTGACCGCGAGCTACTTCACCTAATAATGGTAGCAAGTGACGGTCGAAACGGGTTGTGCTGTCCTTTTTGTAAAAAAGGTATGGAATTTCCGTGGTCCTGGTCCTTTAAAAAAACAAAAGATACGGTGGTGGTTAAATGCGGCAAATGCTGTATTAAACTTCGCATACATTCTATTGGTTATGTCGAGAGATTATGACACCATTATTCAACAAGGTAGCTTGTTTCACAGATATCCACTGGGGAAAGAAGTCCGACTCTGAACTCCACAACAAAGACTGTCTTCGATTCATTGATTGGTTCATCGAACGAGTAGAAGAGCATGACTGCGACTCAGTCATTTTCCTTGGTGATTGGTACGATAATAAGTCTCGGTTACGTGTAGACACGCAGTGGTGTTCAGTCCGGGCTATGAATAAGCTCGAAGATCTCGGTATACCCATTCATTGGTTGATCGGTAACCACGACATCTTCTTTAAAACCAACCGCGATGTTCACTCTCTGCCATTTCTTCCCAGCCATTACAAAAACATTCATGTCTACAATGAAATCAAACAGCTAGGTGATGTGCTCTTCTGTCCCTGGTTAGTAGGAGACGAATTCACCACTCCCCCAGACACCGAATGCAAATATATCTTTGGCCACTTCGAGCTTCCCACGTTCCTAATGAATGAGAGTATCGAGTGTTTTGATAAGGGTATGGGCTTATTAAAGGATCACTTCTATCAATGTGATGCCGTATTCACGGGGCACTTCCATAAAAGACAGATGAAGCTCAATGAGCATAACGTTCCGGTGACCTACATTGGTAACTGCTTCCCACACAACTTCAACGATATTGGTGATAGGGAACGTGGATGTATGATTCTAGAATGGGATAAGGAACCAGAGTACTTAAACTGGGAAGATGCACCCAATTATAATAGGACTAGAGTATCAAATCTCTTGGGCACAATAGAGAATGATGAATTTGAGAAGTACTACAACGAATTCAGCGTGATAGAATGTCAGGATGACGTAGATCTGAGCATAGAGGAATCCCTCGAATTGAAAGAATTAATCCACGATCAGGTTCGAACTATCACCATCATACCGCACGCTGAAAAAGATATGGTGGAAGAAGCAACAGAAGTTCAAGAAGATCAAAACGTCGATAAGATGGTAGTCGGCCACCTCAGGAAGTTAGACACCGACGGTTCTGACTATGATGCAGCCCTATTAATAGATCTGTACGAAAGCTGCGAAACTATATAATTTTACAAGACTTTTGTTTGAATTCGGTAAACAATGAATAATGTCAGAAGAATTTAACACATTATTCGAATCGGCCTCAGATTGCTGTGGTGAGCACCTAACATGGGAATGGGACGACGACGAGAACTATTTCGTAGCGGACTGTATCTGCTCCAGACATTATATACTGGAACCCCAGACAGCCGTCGTGCACACACTTGACACTCACACCGATAGCGATTATATTGACGGTTGATCCGTCATGAAAAACACGCAGAAAATCTCAATTTTAGGCACCCTTGAGGATAGTAGCGGCCCTATTTCTACAGGGAGGCTTCACCAGGTTCTACTTGACACCGGTGAGGAAATTGAACGTCCGGCTCTATTTGTATTTCTACAGAATCTCGAAAAGAAAGGCATTGTGAGCAATGATTGGGAAGCCGAAGGCGAAGATGGCGGAGGGACTATCGTATTCACATGGAAACTTTTGACGCCTCTTGTTGGCAATCTGAATGATCTCTAACTCATTAGAATTTATAACACTCACATTAAGAAACTTCCTCTCTTTCGGTAATAAAGAAACAGTCGTCCGGCTGAATGGTAATACCATGACGGTTATCCTGGGCGAGAATATGGATACCGGTGGTGAGGATTCCAGGAATGGTGTAGGTAAGAGCGGTATCATGGATGCGCTTTGTTATGTACTGTTCGGAAAGGTAATTCGAAGCACAGCAAATAAGGGCCTCACCAACAAATGGGCGAATAAGCGGGAATCAATGATGGTGACCCTTACCTTCGATAAGGGCAGCTGGTCATATCTTGTAGAGCGCGGCGAACGCCCATCCAGGCTATCGTTATTCCGTAAGCCTAGAAACTCCGAAGAAGACTTCAAAGTTAGAGAAGGCCGTACTTACAAATTCAACATCTCTCGAAGTAAGAATGAAACCACTGATGAAATTATAGGCATCCTTGCTTATGATATCACGCTGGCTGAGTACCTTATCACGAACTCCTCCGAATCAACCGAGTACTTCAGACTACCTGAAGAAAAGCGTCGTGATG